TGGCCGTCACCATACCGCCGCCAGCCTTGCAGACCATGCCGCCTTCAGCATACCCCGAAACCATGCCACCGTGGTTAAGGCCCTTCATGGACTGCTGGGTATCATGCTTGGTATCAGCGTCAGAAGCTTCCCATTCCTTCATGGACATGCCACGCTTTTTGGCAAGCTTCTTGTCCTGTGAGTTGTCCTCCTTGGACCCCTCCCACATGCCGATGTTCATTAGTCCTGTTGGTGATTTACCAGCCATGTCAGAACATCCTCATCTTACCTTGACCGCGCTGGGCGACCCCCGCACCACGGACAGCCCCGCCGGATTTATTTTTCATCATCCCGCCAGACTTCTTTTTGACCATACCGCCCTTGCGGTACTGCTGGTCAGGGACCTGACGTTCACCCTTGTAGATGTCCGGAACAAGGTCTGCGGAGGGGGCCTCCGTAGCATCGCTCTTAGCCGCCTTCTCATACGGATTGGGCATCCGTTCAAACATAGATGTCCTAGATTTCTTAGGGGCGGTAGGGGGGACTTGGACATCAGACGATTCACTAAGTTTCTGGTTGTAGTAATCCCTTGGGGAAGCCTCCACGGGCTCTTCGGGATACTTTTTTTCGGGGTCCTCAACTATGGGGACATCGCGCTTCGGGGGAAGCGGGATGGACTTCTCGGTTGACTTGCCCTCTCCAGCTATACGGGTGCTGTAGGACTTCCCTTCAAATTCAAAGGTCTTGTCCCCAGAGTCTCTGGCGTCTCTGAAAGCCCGATCAAACCGCATACGTGTTGCGCTCTTGGCCATTTTATTTCCCCTTCTTCCCCTTGCCCATCATCATTATGATGGCGAGGCCGCCCTTCTTGGAAGCAGATCCACCCTTCTTGAACGAGGGGGTCTTGGAAGGATCTTTGTTGCCCTTCTTGGCAATGCCACCCTTCTTCATCGCCATCGGCGCAGCGGCCATCGGCATTGCAGGGGCCGCAGCCTTCATGGGCATGTCGGTCATAATATCGGGGGCCATACGCTGACCCTGACGCGAAGCACCCATTGCGCGCTTCTTCATGCGGGCACCAGCAACTTCACGCCCAATTCCACCACGAGACATAGCCATTGTATTTCTCCTCAATAGAGCTTTCGCATTACAAGGATGATTGTGTAGGCATCCCCGGAAGAAGCATCGAGCGTGGTGAACAGGATGTTTCCCGTCTTGCCCGTGCCAGCATTGTTGTCCAGACCACCGAAGCTATCGAAGTCCATCGTCTGAGCGGTGTTCTGCGGGAACGTCAGGATGGTGACGTTTGCAGTGGCCCCCCACAGCAAACGAACCTCCATGCCGTGCGTCAGTCCATAGATCCTGTCAATCTGGACGCCCGTGCAAGCCTTACCCTGATAGGAAGCCAAGGTGGAAACATCCACCTTGGTCACAGCGGACTCACCCGTGCCATCTGAGGCATTGGTGAACTTCATTACAAGGACCTTATCCCCCTGAAAGAGGGTCTGTGTGGCAACTGTATCAGCCATCAGAGCCTCCTATTAGGGGTTGATGACACCGGGCTGAACGTAGCTGACGACCAACCAACCAGTGCCAGTACCCGTATTGGTAGAGGTGAGCTTGATACGAACATCAAGGGTGCCGCCACCGACACTGTACCAGTTGCCGATACGAGTCGCATCAGCGCCAGCCGTGGCAGTGATAATTCCAAGGGTTCCGCCAGCAACCGCAGCCGCTGCGGTCAAAGCTGTGGCGGAAGCACTCGTACCGATACCAAGCGTGGAGGCAACGCCGCTCCAAATCACGCCGACATAGAGCTTGATGTCGGTGATTGTGCTGCCCGCAGGAAGGACGATGTTAGTCGTGTAGACGCCATCCGCGCCGGGACCGGCTTGCGTGACAGCTTCCGACTGCATGAGGACGACGTTGCCTGTGTTGGCGACATCCTGCCCGAGGGTCGTGCCAGTCGTGAACTTGATAGGACCGGCCTTGATAGGACCGGAAAATGTTGAAGTACCCATGTCGATCTCCTGTCGCGGGTTGTCTGCCAAGGGGCAGTCAGGGACACCATGACTATACATGAAAAAGGGGCCGGTACAATACCGGCCCCTTCGTTTCAGAGGTCTTCCAAGTGCAGTTACGCGCCGGGGGAGCCGTACATCGCACGGGGGTCAGACCAGCCGAAGCTATAACGCTCGCGAGCCTTATAACGGACGTTGCCCGTTTCAAAGTCGCCTTCCATCGCCGTCTTGATAGGCGAACGAACGAAGTGCTTCATACCGTTCGGGGCGTCAGTCTTGATAAACCAGCCGTCCGTATCGGTCAGGAAGTGATTAACGGTGAAGCCCTGAGGCATGTAGCCACCAGACTTCAGAGCGTTAATGTCGTTGTCGCTTGTCGAGACACGCTGCTCGGACTTCAAGATACGCTCGGCAGTGAACTGAAGACTCGGGGGGATAATGAGCTTCATGCCACGCAAAGCAACCTTCAGACCGCGCTCGTCGATGAACGCCGCGATGTCAATCAGAGCCTGTTCGAGAGAAGTCTCGTTCAGATCCGAAGCGGTCGCCAGAGTATTCGACCAGTTGCCGCCGCCAGTGGTGGTGTGCGCGTTATAGATCAACGGAGCGCCATCGCCGCCCAGATAGCTGGTCGAGAAGGCGTTGTTGAGAATAGACGCTGCCGTCACCTGCTTGGTGTTGGACATCGAGCGAGCCAGCGCACGGGTATAGCGGGCGCTGAGTTTGTCGTAGAGGTTGTCCTCTACAGCTTCCTCAGTGATCGCAAAAGCCAGCGCGACGGTGTTGTGGGTGTAGCGAGCAGTGAAAGCCTCACCAGCCGTGTCATACACGATGGCTGCGCCTTCGCCCTTTACAGGGGCCTGACCGAAGCCAGACAGCATAACCTCTTCTTCAAACGCACGATCCGAAGTCTCCGTATCGAAGATTTCAGCGTGTTCGTTATCGTAGCGGTCGTACTCCATACCAAAGAGGGCGTTGAGGCCCGGCTCCAGTTCCTTAAGGAGTTGTGAACGAGTGATTGCCATTGTTCAAACTCCCTTTAGATACCCGCACCAGTACCGTTAGCATTATAACGGTAGAAGTGGTTGTTGAGGAGGACGATAGCCAGACGACCAGCAACCGTCGGATCCGAATTGGCAGGAGTGTCCTCAAAGCCAAGAATACGGAGGTTCAGGGTGTTGGTTGTCGTAGCCGTCGAGACGGCGAGTGTGCCATAGGACAAACCCGTAACAGAGCTGCCGGTAATCGCGGTAGCAAAGTTTGCGTTGGCATGGACAATAGAGTCCGCAGCCGCAGCGTTGGTATTAATCAGGAAAGCCTGATCGGGGTGGGCAGAGACGGTGCCAGTAGCGATGGAACTAGCATAGCAGGCGGCGGTGCCGGGGTAGAAGGGCGACCAACGGGGCTTGCCCGTGAGGTCGATATAGTTACAGCCAAGAAACGCGCCCAGAATGGGAACCGTACCGCCAGCAGCAGCGCCGACGACATCAATCATTCCGTTCGCCAGCGGGATAACAGGAGTACCCTGATAGATCACGCTGGAAGAACCGGCAGTAGCCGCAGTCTGAATGTTGAACACAATGTCGCCATTGGTGTTCGCGCCGCTTCCAAGCATACGATACGGGCGAAGCCCGAACGAGGCATTGATATTTGCCATTGCTCAGATCCTTGTGGTTATTCGGAGGAACGATTTCCGCCGAAAGTTACCCGTGATTGTCGCTCGGGACGAACCATAGGCATTGAAGGGTGTTGCTCACGCATGAGATCGTTGTCTACCGCCTGAAGCTGCTGTTGAGTTTGCTTCCGGAAGTAATCAGTTCTCTGGCGAACAAGTTCATCTGGAATACGCGCAAGGACCAATCCTCCAACTGCGATAACGCCAGCATGTTTGCCGTCGTTGATGGTGGGGAGATCCCAATCTGGGTATTCCTCGGCGCGAACTAGCTCAAAGCCTTCGCGTGTACGTGCGGAAACGTTCTTCCGGTCGTCGTGTCCGTTGGCTTCCATGCGGATCCAACGGTGCTTGTACCCCTCGGGAGCCGGGGGTGCGTCCAAACTGGACGGGGGTTTCCACACAAGTGGGCGCGATTCTTTATCGCGGACAGTCTCTGATCTAGGAGTACGGTTAACAGTCATTTGACTAACCCTGCTGCTGTATCCGAGCATGTCTAGCATACTCTTCTAAACTAACTCCTAGCGACTTGGCAACCCTGATCTGGCTTTCAGACAGTTTCACCTTGTTGTTGCTAGATTTCACGGTCGTCCGGGCGGAGGCCACGGCGGACTGCGGGCGGGTATTCCCCTGAGCGGATTTGAACTTGTGGGGAAATTCGTTGCGGATCCTACTGTCTAGCTCCTGATAGTAATCGTCGGAGGTAGGATCGAACCCTTCAGCTTCCACAAGGTCAGCATGAATAGCATACGCCGTAGCTGTCATGGCCTTATCGTTGCCAAACCACTCGTTCCGTTCCGCCCAAGATTGAGCCTTCGGATCCGGACGGGGGGCTTGCTGCTCAACCCTCGGGGGAGGCGCGGCTTGGATCGCGGCCCTCTGCCGATCCTCACTGTCTCGGCGGTTTTTGGATTGCCTTAGCTTGTCGTTTTCCACAGCTAAATTTGCAAGAGCCGTCTGCGCCGTGATCTGAGCGTCAACATTCCCCTCGTCGATGGCGCGACGAAGTTCGTCCTTGACCATCTTCTCTTGGGTCTTCAGGCGGTTGTCAAACTCGTTGACCAACGTCCGGTCAAGAACATGAGCCCGTTCCTGATAGGTATCCAACTGACCTTTCAAGCCCTTGGCGAACTCAAGCGCGGCCTGTTCGCGGCGTTCGGCCTCCCGAACCCGGTAGGTCAGCTTGTCGATCCGTTTCCTGACAGATTCGGAGTGGTCCTGAAGGTCAGTGTCTCCGGAGGAGACCTCAACCTTCTTTACGACGGGGGTTCCTGTAGACTCGGTATCCTCAAGAGTGATCTCAATAGAGCCGTCGTCTTCCACTTCACCGTTTTCTGACATAGCAATCTCCATTGCTGCGCTGCTAGACGTTGGAAACGTCTGAAGGATCAGCGATTGTTGCGATGATCTCGTCATCGTTGATGATGCGGACTTCCCCACCCTCAATCTTGAAACGTGCCCCGGCGTAGCGACCGATGATTACCCAATCACCCTTCTTGCACCACGGTCCTTTGAGGAACTTGGACTTGTCGCAGTACGCATCGGGGCCGACAGCCAGCACATAGGCCACAACTGTGACTAGGCTGTTTTGCTCAACTGTCTGATCTGCAAAGAGAATGCCGCCCCGAGACTTAGCGTTCCCACGGTAGGGAAGCACAAGAAGTCGCCAACCCGTAGGCTGCGGAAGACGGGCAAGGGCTGTGTCTGGGAGTTTCGTTGGGTCAAAAACCCTATCGGCCTCGGGGACAAAGGCTGCATCTAGCGCCCCCGAATCAGATGTTTCACGTGAAACATTTTCTTTTTCAAGCTTTGCTTGAAGGTGCATTGGAAGTATCAGACTACTCGTCATGTCTTTCCTGTTTCTTCAGCAGAAGGCGGAGTTCATCCTCAATTTCCTTCCACACTTCGAGTTTTCCCCGGAGGTGGCGGAAAGCGGCAAAATCCTGAACCGAGCCTTCTGTGATCGCTTCAGTGACAGTTTGCTGCCGCTCGCGGATTACTTTAATCAATCTGTCAATAATGTAAACATCTGTCATTCTGGTTTCCTTGATTTTCTGTCAGCACCTCAACATTTCCACGCTCTGAGGGATTTGTTGATGCGGGAGTTTGGATCGTTGGCAGTTTTTGCGCTAGTCAGTTTCTTCTTCATACCTGTCATACGGGCACAGAAGCTTGCCTTGCGGGGACCACCCTCAGGCTGCGGGGCCTTCAACCCCGGTTTTCCGGGGTTTGCCTTGTTGTAGGAAGCTCTGCCCTTTGCGTTGAGCCCGCCCTTGGGAGACTTACCTTCCTTGCGTTGCCATGCGGGTGACTTAGCCATCACATACCTTCCTTGCGATACGACCGAACCTTCTGTGCAATGGACTTCGGCTGCTTTACAAACTGCTTCCCGGACTTTTTGCCAGCCCGCTTCGCCGCAGTCGTTGCGGCATACTCAGACGCCGTTAGCGATTGTATCGCCTTCTCAGGAAGATACCGCTCGCCTGTCTGGCTTGACGGCTTTCCAGATTTAGTGCGCCACTTTTGTTTGCCCCAAGCCTCAAGGGACTGCTGCGGTTTTTTCATCAGTCTCTATAGCCCCCGCCTTTTGTCTTGTACTGCTTTGCAAGAAGCTGGGCCTTACGCGCAGACCATTGTCCGGCGGCAGTCCCTTGGGTAGAGGACGCCTTTATCTTGTTGAACAAGGCTTTTCTCATCGAGGGCTTGGTGTAGTTTCCGGCAGAGTTAACTTTGGATTGAACCGGCTTCTTTGCCATCGTGTTCCCCTATGCCATCTCGGTTGCTTTGGCCTTGACCTCGGCCACCCTGCGGCTCCACCCCTTGCCGAAGGTTTCGAAGGTCGGCAGGCGTTTGAGGAAGTCGAGGCGCATGTCGCAGATGGCTTCCGCAGTCTGTTCCGGGTCGCACTCTCTGATTGCTCCCATAGACTTCGGGCCAAGAACCCCGTCCACCGTAACGCCAGCGATCTCCTGCAAGAACTTCGCCGCCCTGCCCACGCCGGAGTTTACCGCCAAGTCGTAGGCGGCGTAGTCCACGCCCGCCGGAAGCTGATCCCCTTTGATCTTGTCCCAGTACATCGCCTTATAGAATGGCTTGACCACTTCAGGCGTCAGGGAGCGCATGAAGGTCTCATCAACGGACTTTCCGACATAGCCTTCCCAAGCCGTTTTTGTAACGCCCAAGTTGGTCATGCCCCCCGGATCTTTTGGGTGGTTTATAAAACCCCCCTCATGGGCAAGTACCATCTCAAAGCTCTCATCCCAGTTCTCTTGCATGTCACTTGTCCTTCATGGAAAGGGCGTCCGTCTTGGCCTTAGACCCAGCGGACGAGCCGTAATAGAAGTTAACCACGCCGGTCCACGCCGTTCCCAAAGCGCCCAACATCATCAGAAGCGCCTCCGTGCCTGTCTTCGGCATCCCGTTGAGAAGCATCCAGATCAGGATGCCAAAGAAGCCAAGCGTAATGACAATGGCAAGAACCTTGGGAACCCAATCCTTTGTATCGCGCTGCATCTGGCGGGCGCTGTCGCGATCCCCTGCCGAGATCCGCTCAAGGTCGATGTCTAGTTCCTTCATCCGGACCTTGAAGTCGGCGTCGATCTTCTTGATCGTAGCAAGCTGATCGGGGGTAGCGGAAGACAGAGCCTCCGAAACCTGTTGCTCTGTCCCATCTTCATGGCCGAACAGGGCGTTTGACAGGCTTCTGACAGCAACCCCCGCAAGAGGACCGCCAAGCGCCGTGGCGATGGAGGGCGCGATCTGTCCAAGAAGGGGTCCAAACTTTGCGATGAGATCCACTTTTTTCTCCTACCGACGAACGAGCCCAAAAGTGACGAGGATCAGGCAGGCGACTACCAAGATAACAATGAGGAAAACCGTGCCCCAAAGTGCGATGGTATTCATCAACTCTTCCGAAGCCTTCTCCGCTTCAAGAGCCGCCGCTTTCTGGTCCTTCTTTATCTGTGTGGTGTGTGACAGAACCTTGTCCCATGCAGCAATGCCAAACTCACCAATGAAGTGGTTTTTCAACTGCTCCATCATTGAGTCAGCTTCTGCCTTTGCGGCATAGGCTTCCATCGCAATCTGTTGCGCGGATTTACCCGCCATCAGACTGCCTCTGGGATCTGCGGCAACACGGGTGATCGCGGCTACGCTGTCAAAGAGCGATCCAAGATCCTTTGCCATGCCCTGAAGTTCTTTGCCGACGGCAATGCCCGCCTTCAAAGCCTCAAAGCTTACCTTTGCTGCGGCTAGAAGAGTGAGCGGATCCACTATGGTCCCCTTTTAGGCAGACAGATTCGCATCCCGTTTGAGAAGTCCCATCCCCCAGAAGCCATGCCTCCAACAGAACAGGAGGCTGAAGTCTGCTTGACAGATCCTTCCCAGATGACCTGATCCCTAGAAGTGTCCCTATACCACCCATCGTTCTTGTTCCAGATAAATCCCGGAATGATGTGGCGTCCAATATTCCCCGTCACATCCCAGAAGGTATCCCTCGCCCCAACGATTATCTCAGTTGTCGGTCCAGACTTCGTGACGCTGCACGACGAAGGTCGTGACCAAACACGGCCCGTCCAGTCAGGAGAAGCGACCTCGCAGCTATCTGCAAAAGCGGCAGATGACAGAAAAAGAAGAGCAATAGCTAATGAACGTCTCATCACCGCCCCTCAATGTTGAAGGTCAGGTTCTTATGGTCCGGATACGCGATCACAACATTGCCCTCGGGGCACTTGTACATGATGCGGGCAATTAGCTTTGCGCCACCAAGCGCAACGCTCTCAGGGCTTTCAACAGTAAGGGTGTAACCGAATTTGTCCACGGTAGGGGTGGCGGGGCCAGAGAACTTGGCAACAGACGGATTGGCCTTGTGGACCATATAGTCCGAGTCGCGAACCTCAAGGCTGAAATCCTCAACCGTGCAGTCGTCTCTAATTTTCTGGCGGGCTACAACCACCTTGAATGCCCCGGAGGCAGGACCGTTTGAGATGCTGAAGTGTTCCGCATCCCACTTGAGGATGTCTTTTGGCGGGAGCTTTACCTTGTCGTAAAGGGAGTACCCACCACCAATCATCGCCATAACCGCAGTTACGACGGCGATTGGTTTGGTGAGGGAGTCAGTGTCGATCACTTTAGCTGACAGTGTACTTCTGGGGACGGAGCATCGCCCCAAAGCCACGGGCAGTCTGTTCGCCCTTCGGGGCGGCAGGGATGGACACGCCTTCGGCATAGGTCCTTGGAACAATGCCCTGACGAACGATGTCCTGATTCATCTCGATGGAAACATCCTGCTGCTTCGCACGAGGGGAAGCCGCCTGACCGTACTTGGGGGCGCTGATCGCACGGGTGAGGTTTGCCATTGGTGTTCTCCTTAGCCAAAGAGTTGTTTGTATTGCGACAGATAGCCTCTGTAGCTGTTCGGGTTTATCGCAGCCTGCTGAATGGCGGGCAAGTTCAGATCATACGCAAGCTGTCGCGAGGGCGTACCAAAGTCAACCGTGCGACCGCTTCCCACAACAGGAGATCCAAACTGACGATTTGCGCCAGCAATGCCTTGGAAACCAAAGTTTGAAGCCGCCACAGAACTAAGAGACCCACCGGAAGTAGTCGCAGGCCTTGCCCCACCACCGCCGCCTCCGACTGAAATGTTTGCGCCGCCGCCGCCGCCCCCGCCACTGAGACCGGAAATGCCGCCGCCAGAAGATGAGTAACCGCCAGAGGACGGAAGCGACATCGGTCCCGGTGCGGGGACCGGGGTCCGTGTTTGAGCGACAGCAGGACTGACAGACAACCCCTTCGGAGCAACGCCCCCGACACTTGGGGGAAGGACGTACTTCTTGTCTGGGCTGGCATAGTCTAACGGGGAAGCTGTCTCAGGCCTGCCAAGGTTCGCTAACTCCTCGGGGAGAGTGTAGGGCTGTTTGATGGGCTGAAACGGAGGACTATAGGGCTGCGGCTCACCCGCCCTTGCGGCATAACCGGGAAGCTCATAGCTTTGACCGGGCGGCTGGTAATCCAAGACCGAAGGCGTATCAGGAGCGCCAGCAAATGCCAGTTCCTCCGGAAGAATGTACGCTCTGTCAGGAGCCGTGAATGGAACCTGATACTCTTTCGGGACAGGCGCTCCGTCAGATGGTTCCGCAAGGGCGCTGACAATATCCGCGCCGGGAGATCCGGGCGCATTATAGGACATGCCTTGCTGCCCTCCCGGAAGAGCATAAGTTCCCGTTCCAAACGACGGGACCTGAACAGGACCCTCCGCAGGATACGATACGATAGGTGTGCCACCCGCCGTTTGCGGAAGTTTACCAATTTCAGCCGGGGCCTCTACAGGAGGGACATACTCCGTGGCCGCTGCGCTCTTGGGGTAACTAGCAAAGGACCCCGGACCACCGAGTACGCCCTCCGCAATTCTGGATCCCGGAGACTGGAAGTCATTTCCGGTGGCATAACCAATGACCTTACCGGCAAGGATACCTGCGCCGTACAACGGGATCATCGCTCCAAGGCCAAAGTCAACCGCCGCTCCGGGGATTGCGTTGACAGCTTTGTCCACCAACGTCGGACTAGTGGTGTAATCCGAACCCCTTATTGGATCAGTTGAAGTACCAGCACCCCTTATTGGGATGTCGGCAGGGGGAGTTATCTGGGAATAAGACGACACCCCCGGAGGAAGTTGACTTGCCGAAGCTACGTTTCGATTGCTTCCACCCGGATCAATGCCGTAGACAAAAGTTGTAGGACCAACTGTGACAGCATCCTTGCCATTTGCCCAACTCGGGGGCTGTCCACTATCCATGCTGCGAAGTGCATAAAAATTCAAAGCACCACCAGTAACATCAACCCCCCTGCCGAAGGTCTGGTCATAGGCAACCTCGGCAGCCCTATACTTCGCACTGTCTGTGGGGACTAGGGTTGGGTCTCTATTGGGATCCCCACGGGCCTTCGCATTCCACCCCGAGAACTGATATGGGGATTTGACGACATCAACAAGATTGTCACCCCACTCGCCGTTTTCCAGACGATTGCGGATAACCCCAGAGACGCCCAAAGCTTCCTGAATTAAATTAGGGTTGCTCAGTTTTGAACGGTAGTCGATCTCAGAGGCAATGGTCTGGATTGCGGCTTTTCGCTCTTCCGTCGAAAGATCAAGGGATGGACGAAGTTGAACATCCTCGCCCCTCAGAGTTTTAGAAGATAAGTCGTTTGCTATGGATATGGCTGCTGCTAGGCCGGGCTTATTGTAAGCATCCAACTCGGATTGAGTTGGACGAGAAAGTGGGGTTGGGGCATTGTCGTACAGCGCATCTACCGGGTTCCCCTGCTGGTCTATCGAGAAGTTGGGATTGACGTTCGAGTAAATCTCGTTGGCAAACTGAGGGGAGAACTGCGAACGATAGAAGGCGTCCGGGCTCAAGTTTCCAAGTATGTCATAACGATAGCTCGCCGTCGGATCGTTGTACTCGACAGGCGACGGCTCATACGGGGGCACATATGGGACATCAATCGGCAAAACCGTAGCAGCGGTATCCGTTGATGGATTGGTATACAGATCAGGGTTTAAGCTGTTGTTTCCAACAGAGATCGGGGCAGAAGGTGTTCCCGTAGGGGAGGCATCAATCAACTGTTGAAGCTTTTCAGCGTATCCCGGCTGACCCCTTCGCGTCCCATCTGGAAGGGTGCCGTACCCATAAATGAGATCGGTCTGGTTGTAATCAGTAGGAGGAGCGGGTGCTTCAATCGGGGCGGGTGCTTCGATAGGATCCACGTAGTCGGTTGTCGGGATAATCGCGTCAGGAGGAACGAACGCGTCAGGATTCGTGTAGTCTGGCTGGTTCGGTGTCGAATAGTCGTAAGACGGATTCGTGTAGTCTGGCTGGTTCGGTGTCGAATAGTCGTAAGACGGATTCGTGTAGTCTGGCTGGTTCGGTGTCGAATAGTCGTAAGACGGGATCTCCGGCAGGGTGTAATCGGGGGGAGTGTAGTCTGGCTGGGCCGGTGTCGAATAATCGTAAGACGGAGACGAATAGTCATAGGATGGAGATGAATAATCCGGAGCAGCGGGCACTACAGGATTTAGAAAGGACCAATCAATCTCCGGAGCCGTATACGAATAATCGTAAGACGGAGACGAAAAGTCATAGGACATATTTGAGTAATTATATGACGAACCGGGGTCATAAGAGTACGAAGGACCGGGATCATAAGAGTACGATGGGCCGGGGTCGTAAAAGTACGAATACTCGTCCTCAAACTCAGGCAAGCCAGTGACGGGGTTCGTGGACCCCCGTCCGCCACGCGCCTTCAGGAAAGCGGCCTCCTCTGGCGTGATATGCGCCAGCACGGTATCCCGACCACGGCCCGCTGCGCGGACCTTATCCGAAAGACTCAGAAGACCAGACTTCCCGTTCATTGCTGACCCTTCCTCGCAGCAGCAGCCCTATTCGCAAGATTGGCTCGCTCTATGGATACATTAGCACGAAGCTGCGCAATGTCCTCATTGGACTGACGACGCTCGGCGTCCGTCTCCTCCTTCACCTGAAGACGGCGATCCTCAAGATCAAGCTTGTGCGCAGCCTCATCCATCTTCAACTCAAGCGCCTTCTGCTTGATGTCCAAGTCCCTGTTCTGGATCTGAAGCAGGGGGTTGGTCGCAGCGTCCGGGGGCGGCGGAGCAATCGCAGCCATGATCTGATTGACCATCGCAGCCTCAAGCTTCGCAGCATTCGACTGGATCATCTCGGGCGGAGGCGGGTTGGGCTGCATCATCTGCCCACTGCGGGGATCCATCTGAGGCTGCGTCAGTTCCTTCAAGGCGATCTCGACCTGCTTCATCGCAGCAAAGGACACATGCTCAAACACATGGGCCAACAGAATCCCGTACACCTGAGGCGAGTTCTGAATGAGCGGCGTCTTGATGAACGCCACGTGCGCATCAATGTGCGCAAGATGATCCTGTTCCGGAAACGCCTTCAACGGAATCGCCCCATTCGGCACCGTCATGGCCCGAGCGTTCTCAATCGCCGGTCCCTCCGGCTGGGGCTTGGGCGGTGGTGGGAGGATCAAGTTTATATCCCTCACACCCAACGCCGAGTACATCCGATGATACGCCTCATACGTATTATGGAGTTGCGGTGCAGCCTTTGATAGCTCAAGCTGTTGCTGCGCCAACGCAATCCGCTGCGTCATCGAGAAAATGTTGGGGTCGCTGACAGGAATGACATCAATCTTCTGATCGAAGTCCTGTTGCATAATGTTCGGTTGCGCGTTCTCAACCGTGTACGGGTACTCCTGAGGCATATACTCCGCAAACACCTGAGCAAGGAGTTTTAATTCCTGCTTCTGCGCGTAATGCAGGCGCTTATGCACGGCGCTCAGAACGCGGCTACCCCTCTCAAGCAATGCGATGGTCGTACCGACCGGCATTTCCTGATTGGAATCTGTCATTCCAAGGTCCGCCGACCCGATAAACTTCTCGGCGGCTGTCACGCAGAACCCTAACAGTTGCATGAGGGTCGCGCTCGGCTCCTTGTACGGAAGCGGCATGAGGTTATCGCGAAGCGCCCCACCGGGAGCATCCACATCCCGCCACTCGCCGGGCTGGATCGGGTTCTCCGCATCCTGAATGCGCATCCCCTTGGCCTTGAAGCCAGCGGGAATGTTCACAAGAGTGCCCGCATCAATCAACTGTCGGAGGACCGAGGTCGATGATCTCGCCAAATTGCCCAGCAAATGCACCAATCCAAACCCATAAAACCCAAGTCCGGGCATGAACTTGTAGTGGACAAAATACTGGCGCTTGCGCCTCTTCGGATCGTTCTCGCTAAAGTTGCGGCGAATCGCCAACACATCCCCACTCGATGAGTCAATGGTCACGATATACGGCAATTGGACCCCGGTCGGCTCGCCATTCTCGTCCTTGTCCTCGTAACCGGGGATATCAAGGGAGCAGTGGCACTCATACAAGGTGTACTCCTCGGTATCCCCCGAGGGCTCCACGCCCGTAATCTTGTCCGTCTTCTCCTCGATCTGGTCACGCATCGGCTCCGCAGGGGGCGACATGTCCAAATCTTTATAAAATCCGCTGACCTGTTGCTTGCGAAGGTTATTCTCCGACACCCGCAACACATGAGTCACACGCTCCGCCGTCATCAAATCCCGCGCCGAATACGGCACGATCAAATCCTTCGGCAACACATAAGGCGATACCGCCCGCTGCAAGTCCCCGTCGTAGTAGACCTTCTTAAAGGTCGATCCACCATAGCCAAGGTAATACAGCATCTGGTCGTAGTCGGGATCATACTCCTCCATCTCGACCGTGATCTGGTAGTTCATGTAGTCCTTTACGCGCTGGGCCTGCGCCTCCTTCTCCGGAGTGGCGTTCCCAGCAATCTGCGTCCGAACAGGACCGCTCGCAGGCAACATTTCCTTGTAAGCCTGAGCCTGAAACTGCGTTACCGCCTCGTTGAGAAGAGGATGCACGACACCAGTAGAACCGTTAAACGGCTCCGTGCGCTCCTCATAGATGAGGCCAAGCAACGTAAGCCCCTCCTCATACGCCTTTTCCCAATCCGCACGACCGCTATTGTCATCCTCAATCAATCCGCAAAGATCCTGACTGATCTTCGCCAGATCAGTGTCCTCCAAAACGGTAGCGAGATTGTCGCCAAACCCAATGGACGATACATCCAACGACTCGATGTCCCGGCCAAAGATCACCGTGGCCCCGCCATCCTCGTCAGGCTCAATGGTTACGTCGCCGCCCGCTTCCGGAAGATCGTCATCGGGGACATCGACCTCCATCCCCGGACCACCGTCCATCGGGACAGGATTGTTCGGAAGGGCCTGCGCAATTCCAGAGTAAGGTGCGGCCATTAGTAGTAAACCCTGTTCGTGGTCCGTGGACGGTCGTCCATCTGATAGTCTTCAGGATGAGCGATAAACCCGCCCTGCCGGAAACGCATCAACGCCTGCGTGGCACAGTCAACCATATCATCATGTTCCGCGAACGGAAAGGCCGCGATTTCCTCAACAACCTCCTCCGCCCACGAAGCGTCCGGCCTCCACACTAGCCCCGACTCAAACAGCGGAGCCACCGCATTTACACGGGCGTGTTTGTCATTTCCCCGGCTCGGCGTAAAGTTAACAATCGGTATCCCCAATTGCCGAAGTTCCTGCGTCAACGGCATTCCCGCAGCCTTGGCCTCAATCAAAACCGTGTCCGGTTCCCAATACTTGTACTCCTCAAAGGCTATCCTCTTCAGGTCCGGAAACTCCCATCGACCCTTCTTTGCATCCAGAAGAATCACATTCGCCGGGCTATCCTCCCTCGGATAAAACACACCCCAAGTCTGGATCGCCGTGTAATCCGCAGTCCTCGTCTTTAAGTAAGCAGTATCATAAGACTGCATAACATACTGTAATCGTGGGATTTTCGAGCTTTCCCAGACGTTCCACCACTCGCGTTTGATGATGGCCGCTGAGTCCGAAGTCGGCTGCTGCATGTACTGCGCTTGCCACTTCGAAGGGGTAATGGACGCCTGTATCTTCTCCAATTCCTCCAGCTTCCAGTATTCCGGCCAGAGGGCTTTGCCGCTGTCCAAGATTGCCGGAAACTCGACCACCTCCCACTGATCTGCCTTGGGGTCCGTCGCCATCTGCTTTAACAGACGGGCCGTCATGTCCTTGTCGCCCCACCTCGTCATCACCAACACAATGGCCCCGCCCGGCTGCAACCGTTGGCGAGGTCCCGACATGTACCAATCCCACGCAGCCTCAAGGGCCGTGGGCGACTGAGCGTCCTGCTCGGAGTGCGGATCATCGACAATGAACAAGTCAGCTCCGCGACCGGC